CCCGCTGGCCGTTGGTAAAGTGGTTAACGCTACCCTGACCACCGAGCGCGGTAACAAGATCGACTTCCCGTTGACCTTCCGTCAAATCCCGGTCCCGATGTCGACCAAGGACCTGAAGCGTACCTTCTCGGCTGCCAAAATCGAAGAAGGCTTCTTTGCTCGCCTGACCATGGCGAAGACCAAAGAGATCACTTACCCTGAATTCCTCAGCGGTAAGGATGTCATCAAAGAACGCTTCAACATCCGCAACGAAGAAATGTCGGGCTACTATAAAGAAGCCCTGCGTCGTGAAACCGGTAACAAACTCACCGCTGTTCGTACTGGTCAGGTCAGCTTCAACAGCATGGCCAACTCGTTCATCATCTCCCAGGAAACGGCTACCCAGCTGGAACTGGACCTCGGTAAGCGTTTCCGTGACCCACGTTCGCGTGAAGGTATCTTCAAGGCTGTGGTGGCTAACACCATCGTTGTCTGCAACGAAGACCGCGGCATCTACACCTTCTACACCCACGGCAGCGATATGCCTGAAGTCTACACCCGCAAAGATATCGCCGTTAAATCCAAAAAAGATTCCGGTTCCAACACTCTGGCGGACCTGGTCAAGTTGCTCAACGGAGGCATGTGATGGATATTTTCTCCTACGTCGGGAAAGTAAAGGCGGTAAAGAAGAACGAAATCCTGGCAGCTATCCTGAACATCAAGGTAGCGGGCGATGACCTCAAGGCCAGTCTGGAAAACCTCCAGAGCAACAACATCGATCTGAGCGATCAGGTTGAACACTGGGTAATCACCCGTAGTCTGAAAAAGGCTATTACCAGTGCAGGCTTCAACGCCAGCGATCTGGTTGGTGTGTCCAAGCACAACCTCGGCGCTATCGACGCGTTGACCACTGAACTGAGCAAGGCTGTTAACAGCTATCGCGAAAGTCTGTGGGACGGCAAACTGATGACTGTTAAGCAGGCTAACCTGTTGAACGTTATCGAGTTCCTGAACTTCTGGTTGCGTTACACCCGCATGGTCTACGACGTACTGTTGACCATGAACAACCAGAAAGTCGATCCTGCTCGTTACCTGCAACCGATCGACCTGAAGTTCATAAACGGCACTGCTTCGTTTTACGCCAACTTCAGTATCGACCTGCTGCGCGGTGCAGCCACGATCATGAAGAACATGAACGACCTGCCGGACATCGAGATCACTCAGACCTCGCTGGACGTCATGGAAAGCACCGGTGGCAAGACCCAGGTTGACCTGCTCAACAAAGGCTTTGGTATTCACCTGGTCAACCCTATGTTCTGGTTGGGTGTGGGCTGGAGCAAGATCCAAGGCATGCGTATCGAGAAGATGCGTCGCGACAACGAGTACTTCGCCATGAAGATCTCGCAAGCGATCAACCTGCGCAACGGCACGAATGACCCTGAGCTCGATCGTCGTATCGAAGTCTACCAGGACAAGATCATTCGCAACGACCACACCATTTCCGAGATCGAGGCCGACTATGCCTGAATTTCGCCGGGGTAACAACGGGTACGTCAGCGCTCACCTAGGCGATGGTGAACTGGCAGCCATGTTCAAGAACCTGAAACACCTCCGTGAGGATGCGTACCAGGATTTCGAACTGATCATGAAAGGTGACGTAACCATCGAAACCCTGCGCGAAGTAACTGCCCTGTGCGGTACTTCCTTTGCAGGGTGGATGGAAGTCAACTTCGACAACGGCAAGGGTCCGTTGGCTGAACTGGTCCGTGACATCATTCATTTCCTGAATGGTCGTTGTGGTCACCGTCAGTTGATCACGTCTGTGGGTATCCAGGAGAACAAACTCCAGGACGCTAACAGTACCCGTTACGGTACATACACTCCCACCAGTCGCACAGGTGGCCATGCGGCCTTCTTGCAGGATGGGGACACGGTCTATGACAATGACCTTTACCGTCTCATGGCGGGCGTAGGAGCCGGCGTCGTTGGACGCATCTTCTTACTCCTCGGGGGAGAGACCTACTATGGGTCAAATTAACCAGGAACTCCAGCTGGCTGCGGAAATGGCTGCTATCTCTGCGGTTAAGTCTGCTGAGATTGTCAGCCTGGCCAAAGACACTGCCGACCTCGATCGCTTCCAGGGTCGTCTGGACGACAGCAAGGATCGTGTCAACATGGTAAAGGCGGTGCTTGAAAACACTGAGCCTCACCAGGTGACGCCTGAACTGGCTAACGTCATGGATGGTTCATTGGCGCGCTCCAATGTGGACATTCCACCTGTAAGCGGTCTGGACGCTGTAGAGGGCGCAGAAGCTCTCGGGCGCACTCTGATGCCGGAAGATTACATCATGACCCGTCTGATGGGCTGTGAGAGCTTCCTGGGCGATTTCCTGCGCAAGTCCAAAGAAGTAGTCATCCGTATCAACGACGGCTTCAAGGAAGCGTACATCGTCTTCACCCAAAACCACGACAGTCTGGTTGATGCCGTGGATGCTTTGGAACGTGGTATTGATTCCACTCCAAGGTTTGATGAAGGCCGTGAGAACCTGTTGCTGGGGGCTCGTCTGTTTAACCTGTTCAAGGTTAACGGTCAAATCAGCGGGGACTGGACAGGTGACGTGAGCAAGCTGAGCCGCACTATCTCGGCTGTAAGCTCCAACTACTACCTGAACAGCAAGAACAACATGAATGCGGTCCTGAGCTTCTTTGGCGGGTTTGCAGGATTGGACCAGCAGCTGGGGTTGGAACGTTTCCTCGACCTGCCGTCTCAGCTGCCGTCGACTCCGTTCAAGGAATGCAACAAACCAAACAAAGACTTCACCACGGGTCGTGTTACTGCGAAACAGTCGGTTGAGTTGATGGGCGGTGCGTACTTCATTGACATTCGCCAGAGTCACCCGAACTACCGCATGCACACTCCTGAGGATGTCGAGCAGTTCCTCTACATCTACCTCAACGAAGAGCTGACCGGTTTCGAAAACAGCTCCGAAGTGATTTACCCAAAACTGGGTAACGAAGTGAAGAGCCTGTCGACTCAGCAGATCAAGGTGATTGCAAAACACCTGAAAGAACTGTTGAAGGAATGGAGCAAGGTCTTCGAAGCAGGCGACAAGTACAAACTGACGGACAACGATTACAACGATGTTGCCAAAGGTATCTACGAGTCGCAAATGGACGATGAACTGAAAGACAAGGTACTTACTGCCTTCTCGTCGATCGTTCGTCGTAACCAGATCGAACTGCTGACCCTGCGGGCCGCCCTGACCAGTTACCTGACCCTGGTGATCCACGGCTTGATCGAGCTGTCGAACCTCTCGGTTAAGGCCAACACGCCGTAAGGAGGCTGGTCATGAGTACTAAACAGCTGTATCGCAATTGCCTGGAGAACCATATTGAAACTATGGAGATCCAGCACGACCTCGCCACTACTGGCACCAACCTGCTCTCCGTCCCTCATCGGCTGAAGATCCAGGTTGATGGCAACGAGGACTTTATGGAGAACGTCAAGGAGCTTGGCTCTGGGATGTTCGAAGTTAGCAAGTGGGTTGGTGGCAAGACTATCGACCTGTTTGGCAAAGCCCTCGGTGCCGCAGGCTCTGGCCTGTACCGTGCCTTCAGCGACAACGATACTCTGATCCGTAAGCTGACGCAAAACTTCAGCAAGGTCGAGGATCATGAGTTGAACCTCAGCAAAACCACGATTGCCCTGATTACGTCTAACGGCGATATCGGCCACATTGGGCATGATATGGACACTCTGCTGAGCACGTTGGATGCACTGGATAAGCACAGCAAAGAAATTCTGAGTTACCTGGACAAACAGTTGATTGTCGTCCGTAAGCTCAAAGGCGTATCCTCGGCTGAAAACATCTTCGCAGTTGTAGAAGAGTTCGAAGCCCTGAAGTACCCTGCGTTTAAGTTGCCGCATTCCAAGGGCACTACGACGTACTCAGAAACCCTGCCAGGTGGCAAGGTCTGGGAATGTGTGTATGGTGACGGTAAACACCCGAAATATGTTATAGGTGGTGACGCACCTGCTGAGGCTGGTTCCTCTGTGACTTTGTCCAAGTCTGAAGTCAGTGCAATCCTGACCAAGCTGGACAAGATCAACTCTATGCATAAGCGCTTGAAAACGTCATACGAAGGCTACTTGAGCTTTATCAAGAGCTGGTCGGATATGGTGAAAGCCGTAGACACTAACCTGAGCAAGCTGGATAAGGTTAGTTCAAGTGCGATGGCAGAGGGTGAGAAACTCCTCTCTGGTGAAGCTAATGCCTTGGCATTCTATAGCGGATTCACTCCTCGGGTGGTCAGCTACACCGACAGGTACATTCATGGTGTGCTTGGTGTTTTCGCTTGATGTTTAATTAAACAATCAAATTTCCTTCGTTAACGAAAAAGGATACACGCAATGAGCATTAATCTCCTGGACATGTACGCCGGTGCCGAAGATCTGGAACTGGCTGGTGCTGGTACCGACGCAGTGGTTGACGCTGTCGAAGACGTCGTCAAAACCGAAATCGCCGAAGTGACCGTGGCGATCGAAGAGCAATCCCAACAAGTTGAACAGCTTGTTGCCAAGGTCGACGACCTGGAAGAAGCTGTCGAAGAAGCCACCGAAGTCGTTGAAGGCATGGAGTCGCTGATCAACTCCGGCAACTTCAACAGCCTGGCATTCGCCAACCTGTACAACCGTGGCGTGAAGCTCGGTAACAAACTGGGTGCCGACATCCAGGGCGAGCGCATGGGTGCTGAATCCATCACCGACGCTTCGACCGCTCAGATGTACGCTCGCCAGGGCATGGAATCCATCATGGACTCCATCAAGGAATATGGTCGTAAGGCCATCGAGTTCATCAAGCACATCTTCAACACCGTCATCAACTTCTTCGTGTCGATCTTCGACAAAGCTGCCGCGATGGAACGTCGTTGCGACCAGCTGAAGAAACGTCTGGAAGACGGTTCGAAGATCAAAGAGCAGATCAAGCTGGGCAGCTGGAACGTCTACATCGACTACGCCAAAGGCGGCCTGGGTGCTGGTACCACCAAAGGCTTCGAAAGCGCTCTCGCCGCGATCACCAAACTGACCGAGCTGGGCAAGAACGTTTCGGGCATCAGCCTGGAAGACTTCAAGTCGGCTTACAGCGCCCTGATCGCTGCTATCAAGTCGGACGCCAAGGCGGCTGGCAAGTACAACGAGAAGAAAGCTGGTACCCACGACGTGCTGATCGGCGTGATCCACGGTATCCGCATCCAGGCTTCGTACATCGACAGCGAAATCAAAACCATGGCCGAAGCAGCTAACGCTGCCCGTTCCCTGAAGTTCGTGGTGATGAAGGATCCGGAAGCCAAGAAGCTGACCAGCGGCGCTGACGTCAAAGCGAAGCACGACAAATCGGCACTCCTGAAAGAGATCGCCGACGTTCGCAAAGTTGGCCAGGTCATCCGCGAAGGCAAAGTGGCCAAGGCTTTCAGCTCTGCTGAACGTGATCGCGTTGTCGGTTCCCTGAACGCCATCAAAGCTGGCGACAACGACAAAGCGGCCGACGTCAACGGCAAGGTTACTCTGGTCAAGGCTGTTTACAGCTCGACTTCCAGCGTCACCACCAGCATGACCAAGTACATGATCAACAGCGCTGCTGCTGTTCTGGACTGCGTTGCTGCTCACATCGCCCTCTAAGGCGTCGTGACTGCTGCTGTAACACCGTAGGGTAGCTACTAAGGGCGAGCAATCGCCCTTAGTAGTCTTATGGCTGCTTTATGTTTTTTCAAGGAATGCTATAGGTTTTGCTACATATCCTTTTTAACAGGTACTTTCACCATGACGCAACCAGTGCTTGCTCGACGTTTTATCAATACGCCCACTGTTGAAGCACTCTACAACGCCGAGAATCCTGAGAGCGTTGTGGATGCCCCAGATGACACCATCGATGACCTGTCGGATGAATACGACAAGGTGTCGGGTACCGAATCCCTCTACTATCAATACATCTTTTCCCACATCCCTCGCCAACAAGATCTCAGCAGTGTCCAGGGCGCTGAAGGTTTCATGAGCTGGATCAAGGACATGGTAGGTTCTCTGATTACTGCTGTGAAGAACTTCTTCAAGTGGGTGTTCAGCTTCTTTACTGGCAAGAAGGAAGTGGCTGCTCGCAAGAACAAAAACCTCCTCGAGAAACTGGATCAGAACGGGGTCAAGAAACACTTCACTCATTACCCCGCTGGTTATGCCAGTGTGTGGGCAAGCAAGGTCAAGATCCCTGCTAACCTGGATTGGGTGTCGAAGTCCATTACTGATTGGAACGCAGCTACTGTCAAGGTAAGTGCGTACATCAAAGAAGTGGGCGACACGGTCAACGCGGCTGAGAAGCTGTATATCGGCAAGGGTCAACTGAGTAAAGCCAAGGGTGAGTTGGAGACCCTCTTCAAAGACCACCAAGCTGCTCTGGTCAAGATCTTTGGCAAAGACCCGGCTCCTTTCATTGGTGGTGCAACCATCTCTATCACTGCGCACGGCAAGATCTCGCTGAAGGCAGATCCTGATCTGTTGGAATCGGATAAGAACGACGGCTTTATCAGCAGTGAGACCACCACTCGTGCTCTGGCAAAAAGTCTCCAGACCATGAACGGTAGCTTCGACACGATGATTCAGAAATCGACCACGTTGGAGAAGGTCTTTATCCATGGCCTGAACAAGAGCCTGGAGTTTGCTAACACTGTCGAGGTCAGCGACGAAGCCGCGGCTAAAGCTTTGAGCAACAGTTTACAGGAAATCGTACGCAACGGCATGGCTGGTATCAAGATCCTGGAAACGCTCGTGTTCAAGGTCTACAACACCACAAGTGACATTGTGGCCAGCAGCGTAGAAACCAAAGGGTAATCCATTATGCGTTTGAATTGCTTTAACAAAACTTTGTTGGTTGCCACAGCCATGGAGCAGCAGGGTATTGATGGATTGAATCCACGTTTCGGCACAGGACGATCGGTTAGCGATGATGTGTTCAGCTATGTTGAGAACGGCGCTGTAGGTTCCGGCTTGATGATCAAGAAGGTTGACCTGGGGGAACTGTTTAAAGGTATCCCACAGGACATCAGCGGTTTGACCTTTGGTGTGCCTGAGGTTGTCAGCCTGCAATCGGTAGACGACCTGGTAGACCCACGGGTAGAAGAAAGTCTCGTTTCGCCGACGGGCGTTGACAATACCGGTACAGCCGATGAAATGAGCATTCTGTTCTTTAATTGGCTGCGGTTGGTTGGCTTGAGCGATCTGACTCGATTTGAAGTAGAGCTGGGTACGACTGAAGGTTATCTTCACGTAACGGCTCGTCGGGCCACGTACTACCGTGGCACCGTGATCATTAAGTATCTCTGAGGAGCAGGCGATGAATTTGTATTTTGAATTGGGGCTGGTCAGTCTCTTGCTGACTGGCAGAGCAGCTAACCTGACTCCGGAGAACAACCCGGTGTTGGTAGACCTGCTGCGCTCCATGGGTCTTGATTACGTTGTGGATCAGGATAACCATGACGAGGGCTCTGCAAAGGAGCGTCTCTTCCGTATCGTGGCTGCACTGGAAGACCGTCTGGCGTATTACGACGGTAGTGAACTGGAAGTGAACTGGCCTGTTAACCAGTACCTGAACGAATTGCTCAAGGACGTTCAGAACGGTAACTACGCCCCAGAGCGCAATGTGGCCATGCAGGTCTGTGCTCTCGGTAACAAGAACTCTGACAACATGTCGGGTAACGCGGTTGAAGAGTGGATTGAATACGCTCACAAGAACCTGCGTCATTTCATCGATCTTTACGAAGGTCATGAAGCTCCGTGCTTACCGGTTATCCAGGCGCAGATCCGCACGATTGAATACGCCGAGAAGGTGTTGAACATCATCGACGTGTTTGTCACCAGCCGTCTGGGTATGTTCATGGGTACGGAAGAGTTTTCTCCTGCGCAACTCGAAGACCTGCCAGAAGCGGTAACGGTAGATTTCAACGAGCCAGAAGAATGCCGGAAGGACGCTGACTGCGACTGCGGTTGTGTTGTGGATCACACTATCCAGCTTATTCAAGGCATGGAAGATTACCTGAACGGTGTGGACAGTTTTGAGGCTAACTACCTCATCGGCGTAGCCAATGCCCGTAACGTGCGTATGAGCGCTGTACAAGGCACGGAAGGTGCGATCCTTGACGGAATCAAGGATATGGCGATGAAGGCCTGGAGCATGATTACAGAGTCCTTTGGCGCTATCCAGGAGTGGTTCTCTTCCAACGACTCTACTTCGGATACCAAAGCGGTCACCGAAGCAGCAGAAGCCAACAAGAAAGATCTGGCTGCTTCTAAAGAAGGCAGTGGTGATCAGATCAACCCTGCGGCTAAAGCGGGGCTGGTGAAGTTGGCTGCCGAGGCGGATCCTTCTGG